GCCGTACCGGAACTTTTGGACAGCAAAACGCCATCCATATTAGCAAGCTGCACAAGAGCTGCATCCAATTCCGCAATGGTCAACAAGCCAGCACAACCTTGGGGGGAGTTTTCAACTCCACCCAGGTGAAAGCCGGCAATCATAGGACCATTTGTATGCGAGACAAGAGGGGCCATGCAAAGACCACGAAATGTATGAAAAGGGAGAATATATGAGCAACCGTAAAAAGATTTACAGGCTCCAGTCTCTTTAACACCGTATAAAGCGGTGGTAGGACCATCAATACGCTCTCCCAATTTATTTTTATAAACAAGGGTTCCAAAAAGTTGGCTCAATTTTCCTGTAGGGAAATATGGGCGCAAATCTTTCCAATCACCTCCACTAGGTACCCACACCAAACAAAAGTCAGTGTGGGGTATATGGACACTTTGGGACTGTGAAAGAAAACAAGAAAAATTTGCTCCGACATGAGTAGGATCCTTACGAATAAAATTACATTTCAACTCGGGAACTTTCCAAGAATGTTGCGGTATTATCGCAACATTGGAAAACGGGAAAAAAGCATCACAACTGTGGACTCTTCCATCAATCTCGCACGACATATAGGCAAGATTGTTGAAAACTAAGTCACATAAAACAGTATGAGTGACACTTTTCGATTTTAACGAACAAGGAAGCGGCTTTGGGTCAGGAATGGCCCAAGGATTGGCTTCAGCATCGCGTTGAATAATATCAGAAAGATCAGAGGGAGCTAAACTACCTTGCGCTTCAGGAACCACACGTAAATGGATCCATATTTGGCACACGGTATAAATCGCTCCAACAATCGCACAATACTTCAACAAAGTTTCCACGTGCTGTTCACGTACTGTTTGAATCATTGCTGGAATAGCATCATTACGTTTCACAATTTCCTCAAAAACTATCTCCTTACAAGTAAGGAGACGGTGCAGGAAATAACATGAAGAAAACAACGCTACAGACAGCAATAAAAATCGCGGATAGCGAACGAACGGCATATCCAAACAATAGCTAGAAATCGCCACAGAAGTCAAAGCAGCAGGAGTAAAACTCGATGGTACAGCTACCAACGGGGCTCCGGCACTAAACCAATAAATGGGCAGCGATAACACACGAGGAACTTTATGACGCGAAAGCCATCCGCAAAACAATGCAGGTGGTAACAATACAGGTACTGGTCGATCAATAAATGACAAAGCAGACGCTATGGCACAACAGCCAACAGCGTTGTATATCTGCTTACGAGCAAAACCAAGAATAGATTCCTTCTCCATATAGCAAACAATATCTTTACACCATTGTTTACTTAGGATTTTTTTTGGAATCCAATTGGTCCAGCGACAAATCCAAGATTTTTCAAAAGAGTGCGCTATTTGGAACAGCCGTGAAGTGGCATATTCCTCCAAGCGAGTCTCAATTTCATTATACTTCTTGGATGATCTCATAAACCATCGAGCACCATATTGTGACACAACACTGGCGAGTAAAGCACCAGCTTGTTCATCATAAACACGGGGGGGTGGCAAAGTATCAGGAGTGAAAGAATATTCACCTGGACAACGTTGCTTGCCAAAACAATGACAATAATGATTAACAGCTAAATCTGCGGAGTACAAAGGATCGGACACCATACGACAAGTAGGGGTTATACGATCACACTCAACACAAATACGCGGTTTCTCACTATATTCTTGACAAAGTGGGCAAACAGTAGTCTCACTACACGAACAATTTGGAATATAACCTTCAATATGACCGGGAAAAAATGGGCCATAAGAAGGACACTTGCAGTACATCGAAGGCATACCGCAATTTTTACAAATTTCCAAACGATTCTTCAAGGAATTGGCGGAGGCAACTAAGCGGCGTTGATTATTGAAATGGGCTCGTGAGAGCTCAATACACGCACGCAAAGCTTTCTCAACACTAACATCTTGAAGAAGCTCACCATTAAGCTGAAGTGTTTTCCAACCAATAGAGTCGATACCATTCCTAGATATACTAGGAACAGCAACAACTTCTTGGACAGTTAAATCCCAAATATCTTGAATAGGCACGCTTTCATCAGGGAAAGCGCGCCACACAAGATTAGGATCCAACATACCATTGGTTGCAAATTGAGGCTTAACGCGAGTGGTGATGTGAACATCAGCACGCCGCGCAATAGAAACAGGTTCATTGGAATAAACAGTAGCACCAAGATCTTTGACATTTGTTGTACAAATGACAATCTTAGGCTCAATCACAACTTTACCTTTCTTATCGGCTTCAGCTTGCAGGGCGTAGGTAGGGACATTGTTATTCAGATCAATTAAAATCTGAGACGGGGGACGATCGACAAAATCGGCTTTAGCATTAGCAACATCATCAACAAAAACACCATTGACACATGAACGATAGGTAGAAAAGAATTTATCATTCTCATTTACACTACATATGTACTGGGGATCGGATGAAAAACCATTTGCTTCAAGCAAAGCATTCATAGCGATTTTGGCCAAGGAAGATTTTCCTTGACCAGAACCACCAAAAAAGCTAACAACAAAAGGAGCGACGCGCAAACCCGACGTAAGTCGGGTTTGTATCAACTCAGTTTGTATACGCTTAAGACGATCAAGTCGAGAACGAAAAACGGCTTTTTCACTAACAGAATGAGTCATATTAAGTAGCTGATGACCCTTATCAAGGGTATTCAGCAACAAATTCTCAAACTCATTAGAAGTAACATTACCGAGACGTTCTAAGTCTCCAGTTTTAGCAAATTCTGCTAATCGTTCACATTGACCACAATTCTCATCAAAGCCTTTGGCTTCAAAATCAGAATAGATCAATGGAGCTAAAGAACCGGATGTAAATACGCGATAACCGCCTTCTACAAAGTAGAAGACAGTATTCGCAAAAGCATCAACAAGGTCTAAAGCAGTAACATGCTTCTTCTGAGCTTCAATACTAAAAAGTTTGAATTTACCAAGGGAAAATGTGAGGTTAGAAGCCTCACACATTCCCAGGGTAACACACAAACTCAAAAGTTTTGAAACACGTTCAAAAGCAGAACAATTAACAAGAATATTCCAAGTAGTCTTGCCTTCACGCAAATAAGATAACCAATTAGGATCGTCAGGCTCACCAGCCTGACCGACCATTTTGGTATCAAATAACGATTGGACAAAAGATTCAACTGATCGCAGAACACTTCCAGAAACAAATGTCTTATAATAAGCAATAAGTATTGCTATCAACTGGACATTACTTCTAACTTCCTTTATTTGGACAAAGAAAAGAATTAAATCTTCAACTCTGGAAAGGAAATTATCAGGTAATGGAAGATTCTGCATTGCCGCCAAGTTTTTAAACTTGGCAATAGCAGACGAAACAGTATCATCAAATTGTGGGACATAAACGGGATCACTTCTCTTAACGAGAGGCAATTGTAAACGAATAGACAGCGGATTAAAATCAGAAAACTGATAATTCCGATGTCGATTAAAAAGAGTCACACAATTCAAATGAGATGGTACAAAAGGGAAGGAAGATCGCGAGAATGGAATAACTCCAAAATGCGGAATATACTTAGGCTTCCTAGCCTTAATGTACTTCTTTCTCGAATGCAGAGGAAGTACAGGGGGTTTGACAATATCTCTCTTAGAATGTTCAACTTGAGTAGCACGAAGCTCCTCAAGTATAGCATCCGTATGATCAACATCATCGCGGAGTGAAAGATAGGGGTTATTAAGCCCTAGCTTCCACTGGGTTGTCTCCACACTAAGTTCGCCAAGAAATCTTTCATTCTCAGCAATAGTAGTGGGGATACGGGCAGTGCGTTTCCTGTGAAGGACAACGCGGGGAGAATGAAACGGGATCTCATCATGATCATCATTTCGCCCAACACCAAAAACAGCAGATGTATTGGGCAAAACAGCATGATAATCCCAGTCACCTTGATTCACAAATTGTAAACCACATGGCGACACAGTTTCAGCACTGCGCTCATCGGGGACATTAACGGGGGGCTGGGAACTCTTCTCAGAGTTGGATACGGGGGTTTCGGTAAGGATCGGGAAAGAGTCAGAGGGGAAAGAGGAAATCATGGGGTTAACAAAGACGTTTTTTAACTTAAAAAACATCCAGGAAAAAAGGAAAACGGGGGAGGCCCGAAATTGCTAACTTAAATATTGATATCGCTGCGCAATGTAGAGAGTTAGACATTCTCTACATTACGCAGCGGGTGGTAAATTACCACCATTAACAAAAGACACTAGGTCTACTGGCATTGTACGTATGCGCCAGGTAACATGGGACTGAATAACAGTCTTAATACGAATAATGCACAAATATTTTTATGTTTTATTTTTTTAAAGTATACGTAATTGTACAGAAATGTATTGTGAGTCTTTATTAACGCAACTCATACTGCGGTGTCCTTAATACAAAGGGACACAAAGGTTAAAAGAGGTATTAGGGTGTGATCGCACACCATAAAAAACCACTGCAGGTAAGGGAGGATAAACCTCCCAGTTTTACGTTGCTTCACTGCGAAGCACTCGTCACGGATTCCCTAACAAAAGTTAGGTATACCGTCGTTCTGATGTTTATAGCCACTGCAGGCTACAACCACTCAGGTTTTAGTAAAACTCCGAACAAACAATATATCGACAAGAATGGATCAAGTCAGCGTCGTAACGCTGAAAAAATCCAGAGTCAATACAAGGGGCGTCGTAACGCCAATTCGAACAAGAGGACTACATGAGGAACGCTCA